CCACTGTGTATACTAAGTTCCCAGATATACCAGTATTACTAGTAAGTCTTACTGATACATTGGGAGCTCCGCATACATATTGATGTGAAAGTAGCAAATTCTGGTAAGCTATAGGATTATTGAAGCTAGTTATTTTAAAGTTGGATTTATCTCTCACAACATTATCTAAAAATTGTACAGGTGAGAACAACAAAGCCAATTTCCTCAATAATCCATCTCCTGCTATTCCATTAAATATATTTAAGGGACTAAGTCTGACCACTGCTAAAGGAAGAGCAGTATCGGTAACAGACAGAGAATTTGGGAATATAAGTTTCCAGTTTATTATATTATTTCCTGAATAAACTTCTGACAAAAAAAAAGGTGTCATACTTTGCACCACTTCAGTGGGTGCTTGATCTAAAATAGTGTTTGGTCTGTCTTTATTTAAATCCATTGGGTTATTCTCCATTTTTCTTTTAATTCCATGGAATTGATCGGTTCGAGGTTCTCAAGATTGTACCTTCAGTTTGCACATTAATAAATCTTGCAAAAACTAGAACTTCAAATGATTTCGGTTGTAAATTTGTTGGGACAAAGGGAACTCTTACGGAGATGGTAGTGTAGACATTAGGTCTTAAAGACCCAGAGACACTACTCGAAGAAGTTGCGTCATTCCACACATTCATTCCATTATAAAACGGATGTAAGGTAGTCGTAACAAATTGTTCTTCTCCTAATTCAATGATAAATTTTTCTGCCATTGTTGGGTTCATATTAATCTGATCCTTGGCAAAGTAATGTTCATAGGAAGTTGTTATATCCATTGTACCTCTGACATTAGGTAGTTTGACAAATAGGAATCCCAGTTCGACATCATAAGATATCCAACTAGCTAACCCAATTCCAAAAACCTGCCAGGGTACTACCTCAGTTTCACTTCTGAATAAGTTGGTGATGTTCAAAAGATAGAGGGCTTTGCCTTGGGAATCAGTTTCAGACCAAGTGAATCTACCTTGAGGTATCCACTCATTTTGTAAGGCTGAAAAATCTATATCTGTGTTAATTAGGGGTGTTGGACCATAAATGGAACCCTCTCCTAACGTTTTAGTAAGAGTTAAAGGTGTTGGTGATGTGTCTTCTGTAATACCGGGTTTTTCTGGTGATGTGTTCATAATTGAATCATATTAGAATTTGTACTTGTATTCGTAGAATCACTAGTTACACTAGTGGTGTCATCTTCTGGAGTTAATCTTTCCATGTCAGAGTTAGTACTCCTCATGCTGTTACTAGAAAGACTTGACTGTACGCTATAATGACCACTGCCAAAGCTAGATACTGAATCCGTATCACCATCACTCCTTGTTGATTGTGCGGTATTCTGTCCATATGTTATATTTCTTGCTCTGACTGCTGTTTGATTAGTATCTTCTTTGCTACTTTTAGCTGTTGACAATTCTGCTTCTTTAGGGTCTATATATTCTTGATCTGTAGTAGCCATAGTTTTATAATTGGCATTCTTCACTTCATCATTAATATAATTGTCCCTATTGAATGATCCTATTAGTCCTCCAACTAACATACCAAGTGGACCAGCCACAGCTTTACCTGTATTTGTCCAGTTGTTAGATCTGTCAACGCCTCTTTGCTCAGCAGCTGCTTGTATAGAAGCTCTATCATGCTGTCCATTATATATACCATTCACTCCAGAGATATTATTAAACCAGTTATTAGTAATCATGGAATTATTACCTATATTCCAACTACTTTGAATTCCTGTTCCTATACCAGATATCGCTTCTGATGCACCTTGTACAGCTGCCGCACCACCTGCAGACTTAGCATTAACATGTCCGGCTCCATTGGATACGGGATATTGTTTTTGCAAGCCTTCGGTATTTGGTGTTTGCGTATTTTTGTTCTGGAAGTATGCACCAATATTATTACCCAAACTATAATTGTCAGTTGTTTGGGTGGAACTTGACGAAGTTGGATTAGTCAATTGGATATTGGATTGGTTTCTCATAGTTGAATTACCAGTATTATAAAAAGTTCTTGTTTGTACTGGTCTATCTTGTAATCCTCTTTGTACCATTACGTTTTTCTGCCTGAAACTCTTTGTGGTATGTATTTACCAAATCGTTTTGATATTTTAATGGGCAAATTAGTAACCTCAGAGACTGTATTCAATTTTGACAAAACCTCCAATTTTATTCTCCCGAATACGTAATCCTTAATTGATGGTAGATTACCCATTCCATTAAAATAATGCAAGAAATGCCCCCTAATAGGGATTTCCATCTCATATGCCTTATTTTCTTGTGGGGTTAACATAAGTGGTGTCAAATAAAATAATTTCCTTAACGGATCTCTATCTCTATTACCCAATTCTGTTATAAATGAGTCTATATCAGCACCGGGTCTCCAGCTTAAAGCCAGTAAACCTGAATGTTGCATAGATTGATGAATCTCGATTTGGAAGACTAAAGTGAAATCTGTAGCTAAATGAAAATTTTGCATCTTATAAACATCCAATTCATTAATCACTTTTTGCAAGTACGCATAAGTAAATTCTTGTTGCCATACGACTTTGTGTATTGCATCTGCAATGCCCCAGGTAGTATAAGCTTCGTCACTTAGACGCAACGGCATATCCTGAGGATACAACATTGTCGGCTCTGTGTAAAGCATCATGTCAGCTGGTCGTAGCAACCTTGTACTTGTTGGTAAACTGATCAATGGTAATTGAACTTGTTGTTTTGGAAGTTGTAGTGTTTTGTTCTGTGTTATGACATTACTGTTCTCTGTATCCATAATTTTATTTTATAGAAATTTTATTGTATTCAAAGACTAAACTAAACTAACGGTAGAATGCGTCTAGCTAAGTATTATTATATTCTTATCTCTAAATTGGACACTGTTTCAAAAATCCATAAAACACATCATTGAAACGCACTCTGACACACTACATGCCAGCCCACGCTACTGCGCTCTAATACTCGACATATTAGCCCACTAAACGAGTCTTATGTTGAAAAATCCACTCCGGTGCCC